CTGGTATTGCTAGTTCGTATTGTTAAAATATCTCCAAATTGATCTGCTAATGTAGATTCATCTGAATATATATCTAATGCTGAATTTATTATTGGATCTTTATCCATCATTTCGTAATCTGCATATAACTGCATACGATTCTGATGCATATAGTAATTAGAATCATATCCGCCCATTCCGCCAACACGATGTTTATTAGATCCATGAAGTCGCGTATATCGGTCGGATACTTTGCTTTGTGCTAAGTTACCAACACTTTGTAATCTATTTGTATCTACAATCCGTAATTGATTTTTACCATAGGCTCTAACAATTACGTTGGTGCTAAATAAATTTTGTAAACGTTTTCTTAATGACGCCATATTTTCTTTTAATATAAATATAACTTGTTATAGAACCTGATGAAAAATTACTTGATTAACCAGGTTAAACTTTCATCACCATCTCCGGGATTCCAGGACCATCCGCTGTCTCTAGGATTTGATTTTCCAGTATAGATTACTGGATTTGTTTTTTGAAACTGTGAAAGTGCTCGCTTATTTAAGTCAATGCCTTGTTGTCGCAGACGTAATGCGGTATCGCGTAACCATAGTGCAATTGCAAATGACATTACTAAATCATCATTATATCCTTGTTGTGCTTGAGCTTTTCCATTGAGCCACACAAACACAAATAATTCTTGTATAAGACGACGACTACGAATAGTTGGAGTTTTTTGACGCATATACATTTCTAATGCAGATATCATTAATGGTCTAGTTCTAGTTGTAGTTGATACACCCGGCACCATTTGTGATTTATCTTTCATATCATATCCTTTTCGAAGTTGTACCGATTCATCAGTATATCCATCATCGCGATATGTATAATGTAAGTTTTGATATCCTCTATCTATTGCTGGCTGAATTGCTGCCCATCCTATATTTGCATTTTCTATTGCTAGTAATGCATTATTCCATTCTGACGCAACTGTTACTAACATGTTACCAAAATCGTTTGGAGCAAGTTTACCTTTATATTCAGCTACCTGTGTTACTGTTTCAACATCAAAAACATGAAATGCTGAGAAGTCAGTAGAATCACCTCGGGCAACGTCAGCAACTACTATATAATCTTTGGAATAATCTGGATACTCCCAAATCCAATATCCGTGATCAAATCCTCGTTTTTCAATTGGCTCTGTGCATTTCTCTTCATATTCTAAAAGTAACGGGCCATCGACGACAGTATGTCCGGAGCTTACAAAGTCACAATCACATTCTTGTGCAGCACCGCGTTCTCCTAGTAATTGTGTTTGTTCATCCCGCCATTGTTGATCGCGTTCTGGGTGCACTGTCCAATGCAGTTTAATTGTATGAAATCCGTTAATATTAGATTCAGCATCAGCCCATGTTTGATGAAACCAGTTACCAACACCATTTGGTGTAGATAAAACAATAGCACCTCCTCCGGTTGATAGTGTTGCTTGGGATGCTATCCATATTTCTTCTATGTTACGTATAAATGCAGCTTCATCTACTATTAATAATGATAATGCTTCTGATCGTGCTCCTGTTGTTGCAGATGAAACTGCTTTGATTTGTGAACCATTTTTAAATTTTAATGATAACTTGTTATCTGCATCAACCGTGCCTTTAAGCCAACTAGGTAAGTTTTCATGCATTACCCGTACCTTAGTAACTAGGTTTTTTGCTACTTCTTGTGTAGTTGCAATTACTAAAACATTGAAGTCTTCAGCAAACAACATACTCCATAATGCAAATCCAGCTGATAATGTAGAAATGCCTAACTGCCTAGATTTAAGTATAACATTGTAACGATTATCACGTAATTCTGCTAAAGATTTTTCTTGAAAATCATATAAATTAAATTTAATTTTACCACGTTTTGGATGTTGTATATAACAATAGTTACGCATAAAGAATACAGGATCTTTAGCACACATCATGTACTGTTGCTGTATTATTTGTTTTATGTTTGCTGGCTGTGCCATTTTATTTAAAATATTCGCTAATAATAGCTCCAGTAAACAAGGTAGTTAGAATTCCACTACCAAACCATATGGCTTTGTTATCATACCATTTTGGACGTAATCGTTTTTCTCGTTCAACATATAAATCTATGTTTGCGCGCAAAAGTTTTGTTTGTTCAATTTGATAAGAAGTTTGTATAGAATCTAACCGAATTATAAAATTTAATTCTTTTACCAATGCATCTTGTTTAGTAATAATTTGTTGATTGATATCATCTAACTCATATAGTGAATCAATTGTAAACAAAATATCTTGCATTTCCTGTTTCGTAAAACATGTATCTGGTACTGACTGTGAAAAACATGTTAATGGAAATAATAATATAACTAGTAATTTTTTCATTGTTGACCTTTTGGTTTTCTACCTCTACGTTTTGTTTTAGCAATAATGTCTTGTTTTAATTGAGCTGTATCTTCAACTACATCTGGTTTAATTTCTTCTCGTTGTTGTTTTAAATCATCAACTTGATCTTGAATTTGTTCTGCTGCTTGTTTAGCATCTTGTTTTTGATCTTCAATTGCATCAATCTTACCATCTAGTTTATCAATAGTTTGATTGTTAGTATCAATCTTTTTATCAGTTTTATCAATTTGTTTTTGATTGTATTTTTTTGATATAAATAAAATTCCAATAACCGTGCCGATGAATGCGAGTATCCATCCCCAATATTTTTTAATTGTTTGCATCTGATTTTGTTTCTCCGTTTAATTGTTTTAAAAACTTTTCTTTAAATAATTTAAATTGCGATTCAACTTTTTCTTCAAATTCTTCTGGGGTCATTTTTGCTGTCCACGATTCTAATTCTCCATCCGAATTAGTAACAAATTGCGATGCTTGTGTGTAAGCTTCTTTTAACATATTAACATCTTGTTCAGCTGAACGTAGCCAAGCTAAAGCATTTTCACGAATTTTAGTTTGCTCATATTCTTCATACTTGCCTTCTTTTTTAAGTTCATGTTCCATTTCAATAACACAATCAAAACACATTCCGTGTATCTTTTGCATTTTTATATCTAATGGATGTTTACCTAAACATGTACATGTTTCTTTGCGACAATTTGGAAATGAACGAAGTTCTTCTCGTACCGTTTGTAATACGTCACTTGATTTTGTTTTTTTGATACGAAATCCATCACGTTGTTCAATAACATATGTTATTCCGGTAGTTGTGTCAGTTTCTTCCCAGACATCCCCTATTTGATGTTTTTCGTTTTTCTTTGCAGTATCTTCTGCATCTGAAAATCCTACTGTTTTTTTATTTTGAAACTTGTGTTTGCCATCCAACATTTGTTGAATAGCTTTAATGTTTTGTAACTTTTTTGACATATTAATTATGTTTTATTTATGATTGTGTTTCAGTTTCAGACTCAGAATCAGATTCTTCTGAAGACTTCTTTGATTCTCCATCAGACTTTCCAATTGTACTAAGCTTACGTATAGCATATTGACGAAGTGCAATGTAAAAATTCTTTTCATCTTCCGGTTCATCTAAATCTTTAGTAGTGCTTTTAAATATTCTAGCTAAAAATTTAATTTTACCATGTAGTCCTTCTTTTGATAATTTATCTACCGTTAGTCGAACAGCCTTATCTTCTGCCTCTTCTGGGGACTCTTCTTTTTCTGCAGAATCACCGGTGGCTGAGGCAGCTGGTGTTGTTGCTGGCGTTGTTGCAGCAGGAGTAGCTGTTGTTGCAGCGGGGGCAGCGGGTGCCGCTCCTCCAGCGGGTGGTGTTGCTGATGTGTCAGCTGGTGGTGTCGCGGATGCATCTGCAGGTGGAGTTGCAGCAGCGGCGTCTGCAGGCGGGGTGGCAGCTGCAGCGTCTGTAGGTGGAGTTTCTTCTTCTTCTGCTGGCGGAGTGGCAGCAGGTGCGGCTTGTTCTAAAATATAAATTGCAATTTTTCTACGAACATATTCTCTAACTAATCGTTCTTTTTGTTCTCTAGTTAAATTTTCTATTTTATCTTTTAAAACATCTTTAGTTTCTTTTTCTTCTGTGTCTTGTCGTTTTTTTAGTCGCTTTGCTGCAACTTTAGGATCATAGTCTCCATCTTCAATATCTTTGTATAAACGATCATCATCATTATATTTTGGAAACAATTTACCATCATCTTGTACAGCTTTATCTGTTTTCCTCAAGACGTTTAATTGCTTGTCTCCAGTAGATTTTGGATTCAATCCACCTTGTTTATCGTCGTGTGTATAATCTTTAAGATCTTTACGCGTTGTTAGTTTTCTTGATTTTTCTAAATCTTTTGGTGCTTTGTATTTGCTTTTATGTTTTTGAGCCATAGTTAAAAATCCTACTATTTATAATAAATATCAGCGTGCGTATTTTAATACTCCTAATATTTGATTTACTGGTGCAAATGCTCCTGTCATTTTATATGTATGTCCGTGATATGTAAATACCAAGCCTTCTGACGGTACAATTGCATCAAAGCCTCCTAGTTTTTCTATACGACTTAATTGGATTGTTAACTGACGAAGTGTATTTTCATCGTTTTTTGTTTGCAAATCTTTAATTAACTGAGCTAATTCAGTTTTAATAGTTTGAACTGTATTGTTTGGATTTGCTGCCAAATAATTAGTTGCATTCTGTAAAACTAATACGCCTAATCTTAAAAAGATTGATTCGAATGGTTCTAAATTTTGTTTTTTATATATCTTTACATCTTTTTTATCAAAGTCTTGTACCCATGTTAAAAATTCAGGATTATCAATCATTTTCTTTAAAGCTGTAAGATTTAATGTTTTGTCATCCATTGCCCAACGATATGTTAATGCTGTTAAAACTTCGTGTGGAATGTCGTAATTAGTTTGTTTAGCTTTTTTCATGATAACGTCTCTCCACCATGATTTATGATAATCACTTAATGGATCGGTATCTTTCAAATAAAACTGTTGTTGTAATATTTTTAATTCATTGAAAAATGCTGCTTGTTGATCTTCAAAGTCATAAACTTGACCTAATTTAATTTTTTGTGGAGGAATAAATGAAAATGTGTTTTGCATATGTGCATTTGCATCTTCGATTATTTTTTGCATTAATGCTCCGCCGGTTAAATCAGTTTCTACTACCGTACCTTTTTCATCATATTCAACCAAATTATGAAACTGTAGATGAGCTTTATCATATGCAATTACATTTCTAGTTGCTGGATAAATAATTTCCATGTTAGCAAATACACGTCCATTTTTAAAAACTCTTTGCAATTCATCAGGTGCAACTTTTTGTAATGCTGCGGTAACATCTTGTGACATTTCCCGAAATGCATCTACAACTAATTTATATCCTTCCGATGCATCGGCTCCATTTTTCTGTACCGATTCTTGATACTTCCTCTCAAAATCTGCAACTAATTGTTCTGGATTCATTGGATTAATAATTGTGCCTTTATTTCTTGCAAATCCAGGCTGTCCGTCTTTCCATGTTACAAATATATTTTGTCCATCAGTTTTTTCAGTTACAGCTTGTTCAATATCTAAACGACCTTCTAATGCTCTAGAAATTATTTCACGTACATCGTTAAATGTTAATCCGTGATCATCCCATGGGTGTGCCATATGTCCTGCAGCGCCACCTTCTGTTAATACATTTCCAGTACGTAATGCAGATTCAATTGTATATAGTACATCTGACGGATCATTGGATTGCCATCTGCGTCTTTGTTTTTTAATAGTTCTAGGAATCAATCTAATTTTTCGGCCGTCCCATTTTAACATGAATGGCATATGTATAGGCACATCAAATTGATAATCAGATGCTACTGCAGTATTTTTATTTTGATCTACTTGATTTCTAATATCTTCCCCATATTCATCTGCAAGTTCTTCAAAAAATTCAGTTAATTCATCTGTGTATATAGGAGCTTCATTTCTAGGATCATTTAAACGATCTATAAAATGTGTAAATTTACCTTGAAAGTCTACATCAATTCCGAACTCTCGAAAGAATCCGTCAACTGCTTGTTCAATTGTAGATAATTCATCTCTTGTTATATAATTTTCTCGTATAATATTTTCTAAAAGTTTTGCACCTACCACTGTTTTTTGAAAATCATCAAAATCATATACAAATTCGCGACCTCGATTTTTTTCTAGAAAG